GAGCTTTGCAAGCGCCTATATCCCAAGATGCGCGGATACGCACCTGTTGTTGTTCGAGGTGAAGAGAGCAAGGGAGTCCAGCTTTGGTCTTTCGGTAAGATGGTTTACCAAGACATTCTTAACATTATGCTTGATCCTGACTACGGCGATATTACTGATCCTTCTGAAGGTCGTGATATTAAGGTCACCCTTTCTAAGCAACCAGGACAAAACTGGGCTAAGACTACTGTGATGCCTCGAGGTAAGGTTACTGACCTAGCATCCGATTCCAAGCAAATTAAGACGTTCCTTGAGAATATTCCAAACCTTGACGAGATCTATTCGCTTGAATCATATGAAGAGATTGAAAAGAAGGTCAATGATTGGCTAAATGGATCTGCAGATTCTGACGAAGGAACTACCCGAGGAACTACGACTACAACTACGACGACGGCAACTACGTCAAATTCTTCTAATAATACCCAGGAAAGCAAAAGCACTAATACTGATACCAAGTCATATAATTCCCTGGATGACGCATTTGCTGATTTGCTTGGAGAGTAATCATAAATGGCTAAGTCAAAAAAGCCTGAAAAAGTCAATAAAAAAGCAAGGGTTCCAGACGATTTTACAGCAGATCTAATCAAATCCCTTAACAAGGATCATGGTAGTCGAATTGCCTACAATCTCAGTGTCGATGAGTCACCAACCCACGTGAAAGCGTGGGTCAGCACTGGGATTAGGCAGCTCGACCTGCTTGTATCTAATCGATTAAACGGCGGCCTTCCTTGTGGTAGAATTGTCGAGATTTTTGGCCCACCGTCTATTGGTAAATCTCATATTGCTTTGCAAATTGCACGAAATACACAGGAAATGGGCGGAATTGTTGTCTATATTGACACCGAAAACGGAACGTCCGTAGAAAATCTTGCATTGCTCGGGGTCGATGTCTCAAAGCGATTTGTATTTATTGAGACAGCATGCACTGAGGAAGTATTTGAAGTTGCTGAATCAACGATTATGAAAGCCCGAGGTCTTAACAAAGATATTCCTATTACTATTATTTGGGATTCTGTGGCAGCTTCATCTCCAAAAGCAGAATTGACGGGTGATTATGACCAAAACTCTATTGGTCTCCAAGCTCGAACAATCTCAAAGGGAATGAGAAAGATCACGCAGGTATTCGGAAATACAAACACACTATTTATCTGTCTAAATCAGACACGAACGAAGATTGGTGTTATGTATGGAGATCCTACTACGACACCCGGAGGCGCAGCAATTCCGTTCCACTCCTCAGTACGAATCAAGCTCGGCGCCGGATCTCAAATCAAAAACAAAGACGGGGATATCGTTGGAATTAACGTGTCAGCAAAGACAATCAAGAATAAAGTTGCACATCCATTCCGAACCTGTCATTTTGAGATCCACTTTGGTGTCGGAGTCAAAGAGCATGAGCAGATAACTACACTTCTTCGATCATCAGAAGACGTAGAGTTTGAAGGAAAGACATATTCTGTTGAAGGTGCTGGAGCTTGGAAAACATTGTCAGTAAGTAATACTAAGACTGGCGAAGTATTAGTAGAGAAAAAATTTACCAAGAGCAGCATGGAAGATCTATTAAAAAGTGAAGAGTTTCTGCCTCATATTGAGACGATGCTGTCACAAACTCTTATCAAGAACTTCTCTGGCAACTTGGACGTTGATGCAAATTCTTATGAAGAGGTTCGTGCTGTTGCAATGGACCTCGCGGAGGCAGAGTTAAAGTGAGCTTATTTGTCAAAGTAAAACTAACACATCCAGATGCTGTTCTTCCATCGCAAAAAGTAGGAGATGTAGGGTGGGATCTATCATCTGTTGAAGATGCCATCGTCACTGCAGGAAAGGTAAAGTCTGTTAAGACAGGTGTAGTTCTTGCTGAGACGCCCTGGGCATCTGACATTCATAAGTCAATTCTACTTAAAGTTGAAGGACGTTCCGGCCTAGCATTTAGACATGCAATCTTTCCAGTGGGGGGCATTGTCGACCCGGCATATCGAGGAGAGATATCTGTGATGCTGTACAACGGCGGCGACCAGGATTATCAAGTTAAAAAGGGTGATAGAATTGCGCAGATTGTCATCTATGAAGTCCATGCCAGTACATCAAGTAGCAAGACGTCATTTATAGCAGTAGATAATGTAAGGGCTTCTCATAGAGGGGACAAGGGCTTTGGTTCATCAGGGCGATAGACCAGTTCTTATTTTTGACGCGATGAATCTCTTTCTTCGTGTCTATTCCGCAAATCCAGCAATTAGTCAATATGGGCACCACGTCGGTGGAGTAGTCGGATTTCTCAAATCTATGCGAAACATCATAGATAAGTTCTCACCTTCCCAGATTTTTGTTGTCTGGGAAGGAGGCGGATCTCAAAGACGAAGAGCTATATACCCAGAGTATAAGCATGGCCGCAAACCCAAAAGAATGAATAAATTCTTTGATCAAGAGATCCCCGATACAATCCAGAGCAGAAACAATCAGATAGCAGCACTGATATCAATCTTAAAAGATACTCCAATTTGTCAAGTGTATATTGGTGACTGTGAGGCTGATGATGTAATCGGCTATCTGTGCAAGTACAAGCTTCGTGACAAACAGAAGTTCATAATCTCATCAGATCAAGATTACTACCAGCTTCTCAATGACACCACACGAATATACCGCTTAGGCAGAAAAGAAATAGTAGAGGCTGATGACGTCCTTGCATTAACAGGTGTGTCATCTTCTAACTACTGTGTTGCAAAAGCTGCTGCAGGTGATTCATCTGACAATATCACAGGTATCAAGGGCGCGGGATATAAAACAATGGCAAAGAGATTTCCGTTCTTGCAAGATGAAGAAGCGGCAGATGTTGGAAAGATATTTGAGCATGCTTCTGAAAACATAGATAAGAAAATCAAGGTCTACAAAACTATTGTAGACAATTTTGATATCTTAGAGCGAAACTGGAAGCTTACCTATCTAGATTCGAATAATTTAGCAGCAAGTCAGATAACACAAATTGAAAATGCTTTAGATACATTTGAACCCTGTAGGAATAAGATAGGTATGATGAGGAAATTGATTCATGAAGGAATTCAGAATTTTGATATTGAATCCTTGTTCCTTAGCTTTACATATTTAGACCAGTAACAACAAAAAGAGGTTATTAGTGACACACGAGTCCAGTATTACGTTTGCATCTTACGGGAAAGACTTCCAAGAAAAAATCGTTCAAAGCTTGCTCACAGATAGAATGTGGGCAGAGCAAATGGCTGAGGTCATTAACACAGAGTTCTTTGATCTCAAGTACTTAAGATTCCTTGCTGATAGATATTTTTCATATCATCTAAAGTACAAAGATTTTCCAACTCTCCCGCTATTAGTTTCGATTATTCGTGACGATCTAAAAACTGGAAATGATACAATTCTTAGAGATCAGATCGTTGACTATCTTCAAAGAATTAGACATAACCCGAGTATGGGCGATCTTGAGTATGTTAAGGACAAGGCTTTAGACTTTTGCCGAAAACAAGCTTTCCGAGGTGCCCTCGAAGAAGCTGTGGATCTAATTCAGGCTGATAAGTTTGATGACGTTATGGATCTCATGCGCAATGCGCTCTCAGTTGGATCAACTCCGTCTATTGGGCATGATTTCTTTGAAGATATGGATGCACGATTTATTCATATTGCTCGTAATCCAATTCCTACTGGCATACCAAAGATCGATGAGAAGTCAATTCTCGGAGGTGGCCTAGGCAAGGGAGAGATTGGAGTCATTACTGCTCCTACAGGCGTAGGCAAGTCACATATGCTTGTAAGTCTCGGGAGTGCCGCACTTCGTGCTGGTTTCAATGTAATTCACTATACATTTGAGCTAACTGAAACGCGAACAGGTCTGCGATACGATTCAAATCTTTGTGACATTCCAAGTAACGATATCCCAGGACGCAAAGAAGAAGTAATAGCTTATTACGAAGAGAATAAAGATGCCTTAGGGCGACTTATGATCAAAGAGTATCCCACAGGTACCGCCACAGTTCAGACGTTAAGGTCACACATCGAAAAGCTTAGTCTCAAAGGGTTTATTCCACATGTGCTAGTCATTGACTATGCAGACATCATGAGATCCTCACGCCAGTATGATTCAATGAGGCACGAGCTCAAGAAAGTATATGAAGATCTCAGAAATCTTGCGATGGAAAAGAACTTACCTGTCTGGACAGCATCACAGAGCAATAGAGACGCCGCAAACTCAGATGTCATTGGCCTTGAAAGCATGGCAGAATCATACGGGAAAGCGCAGATTGCTGACGTCGTTCTCTCAATCTCACGCAAGGCAGAAGAGAAAGCAACCGGAGTCGGACGCCTCTTCGTTGCAAAAAATCGCGCAGGACGAGATGGAATTCTGTTTCCGATCATGATTGATACTGCAAAGAGCAGAATTGAAATTGTCGATGGTGCCAGTGAGATGACATTTGGAGAGGCAAAAAATCAAAATGAGGGCGATCTCAAAAAACTATTGCAACAAAAGTGGAAACAAGTCAAGGAAATTGATGTAGAAAATACAGACACTAGTAATAAAGAAGTCAACGAGGAAAAATGACATTTACATATAACGACGCATACAGCGGTGCTTTGAAATACTTTGACGGTGACGAACTTGCTGCGGGTGTTTGGGCAAGCAAATATGCTTTGCAAAATAATGGTGAATTTTTTGAAACTACACCGGATCAAATGCACCACAGGCTGTCAAAAGAGTTTGCAAGAATCGAAGCAAAGTTTGATAATCCAATGTCAGAAGATGAGATCTTTGGGGCACTGGACCAATTTAAATATATTGTGCCACAAGGTTCACCAATGTCGGCAGTTGGAAACCCACATCAAATTCAATCGATATCAAACTGTTTTGTAATTGAAGATCCATATGACTCCTACGGCGGAATATTAAAAGCAGATCAAGAACAAGTTCAGATCATGAAGCGCCGCGGCGGCGTCGGGTTTGACATTTCTACGATACGCCCTAAAGGTATGAAAACATCAAATGCAGCCAAGACAACTGACGGAATCGGAATCTTTATGGAGCGATTCTCTAATTCATGCCGAGAAGTTGCACAGAACGGCCGGCGAGGCGCGCTAATGCTCACGATATGCTGTCATCACCCAGACATTGATACATTTATAAAAATCAAGGGTGATAAAACAAAAGTAACAGGAGCTAATATATCAATTCGTTTATCGGACGAGTTTATGAAGGCAGTTGAAAATGACGAAGAGTATGAACAGCGATGGCCAGTAGATGGTGATGGTGATGATATTAAAATGTCTAAAATGGTTTCTGCAAAGAGTGTATGGGAAGACATTGTAGGCGCAGCTCATGCTAATGCCGAGCCCGGGATATTGTTTTGGGATAGTATCCTAAGCAAGACTCCAGCAAACATTTACGAAAAAGAAGGCTTTGGGATAACATCGACCAATCCTTGTAGTGAATTAGTTTTGTCTCCATACGATTCATGTCGATTGCTTTTGCTCAATGTAACATCATTTGTAAAAGCACCGTTTACAGACAATGCATATTTTGACTTTAGACTATTTTCAACGATGACAAAAAAAGCCCAACGCCTAATGGACGATCTTGTTGAAATAGAAATTGAGCATATTGATAGAATTCTTGAAAAGATTGACGCTGATAAAGAACCTGAAGATGTCAAACGAGCAGAGCGGGATTTATGGGGCAAGATTAGAGCAGCTGCAACTACAGGTCGCCGAACTGGCTTGGGTATGACGGGCATGGGAGACACTTTAGCTATGCTGAACATGCAATATGGCTCTGACGCATCAATTGATATGATTGAAGCCATCACAAAAGAGCTAGCAATCTCCTCGTACACAGAATCATGTAACCTCGCAAAAGAGCGAGGAGCATTTGACGTTTATGACTTTGATCGTGAGACTGATCACCCATTTATGAAGAGGCTATTCGAAGCATCACCAGAGTTACGAGAATTACATAAGAAGCACGGTCGCCGGAATATTGCAATAACCACCATTGCACCATGCGGTTCAGTTTCCTGCCTTACAAAAACAACCTCGGGTATTGAGCCGTCGTTCATGCTTGAATACACTCGAAGGAAAAAGATCAATACTTCTGATGAGACTGCCGAAGCTGATTTCGTAGATGAACTTGGTGATCGCTGGCAACATTTCACTGTTTACCACCATAATTTTAAAAAGTGGATGGATATCACAGGGAAGACAAATGTAGAAGATTCGCCATATCATAATTCAACATCTGCAGAAATTGATTGGGAGTCAGGTGTTAAGTTGCAAGCAGCAGCTCAAAAATGGATTTGTCATTCTATCTCTAGGACAACGAACCTGCCTCAGTCTGCCACAGTTGAAGACGTTAATAATGTTTATTTCAACGGGTGGAAGCAAGGCCTCA